CCGGTTCGCAGCAAAGGTACACGAATCCAACAGGAACCAAGCGGCTCGTGATGATCTGGGCGCCCCAAAGGGTGGCTTGCAGACCGGTCTTGAGCAGCTGGGCCTGGCTCTCGATGTCGAGGATGTCACGGCCGAACTTGCGCACGTCCGAGTAGTCGGTCGGGTTCATGTAGATACGAGCAACGCGAAGGTCGTGTCGCTCGATTTCCGCAAACGCGTCGGCGAGAATGCTCGGGCTAACAGGTGCCACGACTGAGAGGTCGGGGTTCGTGCCACCGGGAAGCGTATCGAAGCCGGACATGGCGATCGAATCGAGAATGGCAAAGCCACGCTCGTCTTCGGCTGCCTGGATCTGCGCCTTGGCAAGGTCCTGCGACCTTTCAATCAAATCGAACCTTCGCTCTTTGATCTGCGAGAGCGGGATCTCAGGGTTGCTTGCGATCTCAAAAAGCGGGAAGATTACTCGACGCGGCTTCTGGATCGCGAGAATGTTCTCGCCTTCTTCTCCAACTACGAATGCGGTCACTTCGGGATCCTTATCGTAGATCGGGAGCGCCCCATCGGGAAGCTGCTCGACCAGATAAGTCTTCCGACCGACCGCGGTATAGTCGCGGCGAAGGCGGAGGGGTTGAATCATCGACTGAGCCATCTTTGCACGGCCTGCAGCCGTCTTAACGTACTCGCCGATTACCTGCTGCTTGATTGCGTTGGACACTTGAGTAGACATGACTTTTTCCTTTCTCAGACTCTCAGGTCCACCACAAGAATTGAGTTTGAGGGATCGGGAGCTACCTTCACAATCCCCATGACAGTGACGAAATCGAGGTCCTGCTGTGCGGCCACGCAGTACTCGTATGCGTCTTCTTTGCGGTTGGTGAGAAGGCCGTTGCACGAAGCATAAACCTTATCGCCAGTTGCCCATTGCAGGAGGGCATGGCCGCCGTTTTGCTGCTGTGTCTCGTAAATCGAGACGCCGACGCAGGAACCGGATCCGCAAACATACGGTCCTTTTCCTGACGCGGGGCCGGGGGTATTTTCGAACGGATTGCCAATGGCATCGTTCAGGAAAATACCGAGCGGCTTGAGACCGGCTTTGTAAGTCGGTCCAACATCAACAACGGGTCCGCCGTGGAAACCGTTGGCGATATCGGGCCGGGTGAAGGCCACGGAACCCCCAAGAACGCCTTTCTTGGTGATTGTGGCAAGTGTTGTTGACTTGTTGTCGACTGTTATGACCACAGGGGGATTTGCCTGAGTGAACGCGTCCGTCGTCAACTGACCCATTGAATTTCTGGTCACGACGTGGAAGAGTTGCACTCTGCTGGAAGTCTCCCTAAAGTCACCCGAGCTAATTCCACCGATCGGAAGAGGCATCGTATTTCTCCTTGAATGTGTTGATGCCGGGGTGAACAACCTTTACATCTGATTTATATTAGGGAGGCGGTGCTTGCATCGACCTCTAAATGCAGAGCGCAGCCCTTACTAATAGCGGGCAAAAAGGAAACTATTGAGGGAGATGAAATTATTTTTGGGAGTACTCTTGGGAGTACTTTGCCCAAAGACGCTCGGCAAACGTCATGATGTTTTTCATATCGGCAATCGATCGGTAACGTTTCTTCGTCCGTCTCTGACCGAATGCTCCTTGATAGTCCGATCCACTTGAAAAATAAATTTCAGCTTCTTGAGGATCGCCGTTAAGAGCATCCGTTACGAAATCAAAAGTCACCGACATGTGTGCGTCGCTGTATCTGTCAGTATTCTTGAATTCGGCATTGAGCATCATACCATCGTAGTTAATTTCCCAAGATGGTCCGCCTATTGATAGCAGAGACTTTTCAATATCTTTAGCAGCCTCTTCGGTTTGCCTGGATATACTTTCGAGAATACCTGGAATCTCACTTTCGCTGGTCCAGGTACCTTTTACAGACTGTCCCTGCACATCGGCGCTATACGTACCGGGATCCGGCGCATGACCTCTATACGCAAAATGCACTATCGATCCTACAAGGTTCACATCGCGAACCGTGGTATCTTGATATTCCGCCTCATAGAAATCGCCGAAACGATCCGATTTTTCCGGGTGCAGTGTGAAGCCTGGGACTTCGGGCCAAAAATGCGTTACTCCATCCCAAGAACCCATAGGGATCTGTCTGGCTTTTTTGTACCGAGCCACAACATTTCGTACAGAAGTCATCACTTCCTCTTTTCAGTCCAATTTCCCCTGCGCTTTTAATTCAGCTAATTGTTCCGGACGAACTTTCCAGATCTTGAATAAGCTGAACGTTTTGTCTTTTTTGCGCCCTTGTGGAACCGGACGGATCGTAATTGTTGGGTTGCCTTTTTCATCGGTTGCAAACCCAACGATTTTCGCCAATTTATTTTTGTATTTCCCGAACCACACATAATCGCCCACGTCGAAGTATCCCTTGGAAAGGATATGACGGATCGCGACTCGAACGTTTAAATCTGTGGCAGGAGAATTGGGCTCTGACATTTTTTGAGCCCAATCGGACTATCTATTCAGGCCGAAGACTTCGCTGACGTCAGGAGCGGAAGCCCAAAGACTGGAGAGCTTGTCGGTTTCGCTCGCCGTCTTGACTTGAGCCACGCCGCCCAATTTGCTGACGCCTGCGGTAGGCTTGGTGCCAACCGTACGGGTTGCAGCGGTACGAACCGTGCCTTGCTTCTGCTGCTCTTCCTGGCCCTCTTGCTGCTCTTCCTGGCCCTCTTGCTGGTCGTTGGCATAGAGAGTTCGAAGGATCTCGTCTTCGGGACCCATGACTGGATCTTCAAGACCCATTTCGGGTGCATCCATCTCGATGTCGAATTGATCGAGTTGTTGCGCTGGCTGGACCTGCATTTGCTGGCCTTGACCCTGCTGTTGCATCTGCTGAAGGGCTTGCTGAACCAACTGCGCTACCATTTGTTGCTGGTCCTGCGCCTGCATTTGCTGTTGCTGCTGCGCTACCTGCTGTTGCTGTTGCTGGCCCTGACCCATCTTGCAAGCCTCGCACTGCGCCAGCTGCTTCTGCAACTCGGCCTGGACCATTTGAGCGAGCTGTTGTTGCTGAGAAGCTTGCTTCTCTTGCGCAGGCTCTTCCTTCTTCTCTTCTTCTTTGGGCTCTTCTTCCTTCTTCTCTTCCTGCTCGCCAGCAAGACGCTTGAAGGTGTCTTGCAAAGCCGATTCAGGCATATGCATGAGGGCAGTAGCTTGGTCCTCTACAACCGATTCACTAGCACCCTTGACCATAAGCCGAGCGATCTTGACGCAAAGGTCGGCCTTTTTGACAACTTCCTTTTCGGGCTCTTTGTCCTCAGCCTTCTCTTCTTTTTCTTCGCCCTCATCCTCATCATCCGCCGCCAAACGAATGAAGGTATCCTTCAACTCGTTGTCGGGCATGTGCATGAGGGACACGGCCTGATCTTCGAGTGCACTTTCGCTGGCACCTTTAAGCATCAGGCGTGCGACCTTGATACAGAGATTTGCTTTCTTTGCAAGTGTTGCTTCCATGGCTGCCGTTTTCTCCGGATGGTTGAAGGTATCCTTGCGAAATTCTGGCATGCCTACGGAATTACGAGCCACCTGCCCGTCGGCGTATTCCTCACGCCAGCGGCTGCTCGTATTGACGTCTTCTGCGAATTCGCTCGGACCGCCAATTGTATATTCGTCAGCGGTTGGCTGAACGTTAACGTGATCCTGGTTCATGAGGTAAGGATCCGCTGTGCGTTCCATGGCCGCTTCTTTGTTTCGACTCCAAGTCGTACGCTCGCGCATGATATCACCTTTCCTAAATTCAAAATCATAAACAGACTAATCGGATCCTCTCCGACCTATTCTCCCATATCGTACAAACGAGCCAGGGAAACCAATTTCCGCTGCTCTGTTTCCGTCAAATCCCTGCCAATAACTTTCTGACATTTTCGCAAGTACGCATCCGAGGTCTTATATTTAGACAATTTACCAGCCGCCACTACAGTCCGGTACAATCTCGCATCACCCGCCATTAACGGTTTCTTGGAAAGAATATGCACGAACCGTGTTAGTGCTAGGATATCTTTACCAGAAAGACCAAGTTCGGATGCCCGCTTTAAATTTCCAGACCTATACAATACCAATCCCAAAAGGAGTTTCCTAGCACTACCAGAATCCCCAGTTATCTGTTTGGCTACATGAGCTAATTTTCTCCACACGGGATGCTGCATAGCCGATTTGATGAGAGTGTCATTCAGATTGGGGTCTCTTAATTGCGAAACCTCGTCTTTTCCAATATCTTCTCGAATCCGCTTGATAACCCGCTCACGCATTACATCAGTCAACTCGTCTACGGCTTTTTGCAACGCGTCGGGTTTCTCTTCTTGTTTCGGTTCGGGAAGCTCGGAAAAGTTATCGATATCTTGTTCCGGACTTACTTGCTGTGCCGCGGCCTTCTGCAACAAATTCGGATTTATTGTCGGCACAGGAGTAGAAAATGCGT